GAAGGAATGTTAAAAACTCAAAAGGCTAAATTTAGAGTGATGATTAAGAATTATTTAATGGAGAATGGAGAGACTCCTTTTGAAAAGATAGAGGAATTTGTGAGAGAAAAACAAATTAATTATTATAATAATTTATTTGATTCAAATGCTAAGAAATTAAAAGATTGGATGAAACAATTGGAAGACATAAGTTATAATAAAAATGAAGATGTGTTTTTGGCCGCTGATGATATGATAGAAAAAGATTACAAAACCCCTGATGAATATAGAAATGGGGAATTTAAGATTTACAAGAAAGATAATGATAATCTATGTATAGTCTTCAAAGTAAGTGATGAGTTATTTGGTTGGGAAATAGATATAGAAGATGAAGAAGACATATTTTCTCTCTTTGGTAAATCTGGTAAATTCCCTGCTCAAGTTGAGGCACGTTATGAGAAAGGTAAATTGGTAGATTCAGGTAAAGTAGAATTAGGGGTTCAAAGAGATGGTTATCATGAATACATATTAGAAGGAAATAAATTTGATACTAAGTTCCACGTTAGGGTTATCCCTGTTAAGGGTAAAGATACATGGTTGGCTTGGACAGGTTTAGAGACAAAACCAGTAGATTCTGATACTGATGAAGGTGTTTGGGATATTTCTAAAGATAAATTTGCTAAATTAAAATTCAGGAACAATTAATATAGTAAACCCAAGAAACCCTCATTCATGAGTTCTGCTTCTATTGTNAGGTCAATTAGCCCAGTCAGGCATGACCCCTTTAGTATTCTAAAATCNGATGATTTAGTGATAGGCGGTTATGCCTCTATTGAAATGGTAGACAAACAAAACGATTTGATTACTTTAGATGCGTTAGGTGAAGCCGTTGGTAAATATATGAAAATTACTAAATTTAGAAATGTTATGACTAACCACTCTAATGTTCAGGTAGGGGAAGTTATTCCTCAATATAGAGATAAATCTGGTAAACTTTGGAAAACTGGGGTAGATGATGTTGGATTTTTTGTTGTTATTAAAATGAGAGAAGATATTGAAAAAGCCAAAGAAGTTGGTAGAGAAATAAGAGAAGGCACTCTTCGTTCTTTCAGTATTGGCGGCCAAGCATTAGAGAAGAAAAAGAAAAGTCATAATGAATATGGGGATTATAATGAAATTTCAAAATTAGAATTACATGAAGTAACTATCTGTGAAAAGGGAATTAATCCTGAAGCAAAGTTTGACATATTAAAAATGGAAAAGGAAGGAAAAGAAATGAACGAAATAGAAAAAGCATTGAATGCATTAAATGAACTTTTAGAGAAAAAGGATGAGTTGGAAGTTAATAAAGAAGAAGAATTTTCTGAAAATAGTAATAAAAGTGTGGAAAACTATAATAAGAACTTGAGTAAAAAGACAGAAATATCCAACGAGGTAAATAACATGACCGAGGAAGTAGTAAAAGAAGAAGAAGAAGAACTGATTGATACCGCAACTGAGGAAGAGGTAGAAGAAGTGGCAACGATGGACTATTCAGGTGATGACCAAGAAGCGAAATCAAAAACCAGTTTAGATGCTGGAGAGATTGAGCATGGTGGCGCTGGTGATTTAGTCAGTGAATCCCATGACCAACTAAGTAGCAATTACATGGCTAAGTTCGATGAGCAATCAACTCTTGACCTTTCCGCAGAAAACCTTGAGAAAGCCTATGCAGAGTTTAAGGCTGAACAACTCGAAAAGGCCGCTTACGATGCAATCAAGGGCAAGTTCCAGACCCGCTTTAATTCTGAAATGGTCACAAAGACCGAGGAAATTGAGAAGGCTAACTATGATGCTAAGTCAGAAGTTGCCGAACTGAGGAAGCAATTCTCAGACCTTCTAACTTCTCTAGGGGATAACCAAGAGTCAGTAATCCGCAAGCAGGAAGAAGCAGTATCAGAATTAGACCTCCCAACTAGCGATGAAATCGCAAAAATGGATTGGAACGACATTAACGCTCTGGTCGAAAGGTTGGAGGCTCAACTCTAAACGAGTATAACTTAAAAAAAAGGAGATGAAAATAATGACAAAGTACATCAACACAATGAGAGACTTGGAAGCCGCAACGTATGGCTCCTTTGGTGGATTAGCAGGTAACAATCTATTGAAGGCTGCGGGAGTTGTCGGTTCTATTGGTAGTGGTTTCACCGGCTCCTCTGGAGATGCGCTCAACCTTAACGGTACAGCAGCAACTGGTGCATCTAACCTTTACAATATCATTTACGGCCAGAAAGTCTGGTCAATGATTAACCAAGAAATCAACCCTCTGTCAATTCTACCTAAGAAACCATACACAGCAAGTGGATGGAGAGTAATGACAAACAGGCCACAAGGCGGAAGTGCAGCGGCATTCGGGGTTTCTACAACTGCTGGAACTGCTGCACAAGGAACTGCTGCACCTGATGCAGATATAATTGGTGGAGTTGGTGAGAATGAGGCTCTTGGCTCTGCATCCCTTCTTGCACTGGCTCCAGAATATGCTAACCTATACATGAATCCGAAAATCGTTGCACATATGTTCGATTACAGCGAATTGGCTGCTGAAATGGCAAAGATTGACGATGGTGTGGGCGACCTCCGTAAACTCATTCGTGAGGATATGGGTAAATTCCACGCTGAATCACAATCGAAGATGCTCGTTATGCCTCTAGAAATGTATGACGACTTTGGTGCAGACGTTGGGGTAACAGATGGAAGAATCCGTGAGCAATACACATCTCTAATGAAGATTGTCAGTTCATTCGGGGAATTAGCGGACACTGTTGGTATTCACAACCTTTCCAACATTGGTGGAACAACTAACTACGCAACTACTGACGATGATGCAAAAATCATTTACGGAGCAACCCGAAGTGCTGCATCTTACTTGGATGCAGAGGTTAACTTCGGTGGAAGTTATGCTACGGCTGGTCGGGCATTTACCCTAAGCACCATGAACACCGTCATTCAGAATGTGCGATTGAATGGTGGAGCGCCTAAAGTTATGCTTACAGGGTATGACACAATTCAGGCTATCTCTGACCTACTTCAGAGCCAAGAGCGATTCATGGACTCTAAAGAAGTAATGCCAAGCCATAACGGTGTTAAGGGCGTTAAAGGTGCAGAAGTTGGATTCCGTGTTGCAACATACTACGATATCCCCCTGATTCCAGCAAAGGATATGCCAAAGACTGGTGCTTACTCAGGTACGAAGATTTCAGATATTCTTATGCTAGATACGGACCATTTGTGGTTCGCTACTATGAAACCAACCCAGTATTTCGAGGATGGTATCAGTCACGGAAACCCATTCGGTGTTGGGGTTCTTGGAAACCGAGGTCTTTACCGAACAATGGGTGAGACTGGATGTACTTTCTTCAAGGGACAAGCCAAAATTACTAACCTTTACTGAGGCTTTACTTTTAGGAGATAAATAGGAGGAAAAAAAATGGCACTAGTTAAAGCAGTAACCATAATCGCAGACCATAAAGGTATAACTGCCCCTAGAGTTTGTGGGGATGAATATGTGGTGGACGCCTATTGTGATATCACACAAGTAGTAGCAGCGGGTTCAGTAATTCCTGCAAGTGATTTCGGTCTATCTACCATTAATGCAGTATGTATTACTGGAGATGATAACCCTAACAACAGCACAAATGATATTGCCATCAAAGTAGAGTGTTCGGCTACAGGTGCTTATGAGTCGGCAGGTTCTGTTGCCTTTATGCATACCACAGTGGCAAGTGGAACTACTCTATCCAATGACGCTAACGGCGGAACAGTTAGAGTTCGAGTTTGGGGCCTTATCTGAGGGGATAAGTGTGGCTAAGGCTACTTTAATTGAAGCCACCAATCAAGCGGGGGGAGGTTTCGTTACCCTTAATGGGGTATTATTAACATTAGATGTTGAAGAGGATATTTCTGTTCATTCAGGAATGTTGTATATGAATTCACATAATATTAAAGTAGAATTTGTTGAAAGTGATTTTAAAGACATATCTGATGGAACTTTAGAGAATATCGCATTAAAATTAGAAGTTGAATCTTCTGAAGTGAAAAATACTCTTTTTGGTAAGAAAACAGCGGCTTCTAAAGTAAAAGAAACCTTAACTGGTTCTAAGAAAAAGAATAAGAAAACCAATACTAAGAGTAAACCTTCTGAAGAAGAGAGCGACGAGTAGACTTATACGACATTGTTCTTTACAGATTCACAGTGAGGTATTCTAAATGAGTGGGATAGGGGGCTGTAGAAGCAGCGGAGCCTTTACTGCTGACACTTTACTTTTTACTGGTTCTGGTAAATTAACCAGTATTACTGGTATGTCATTTGTTACTACTGGCCCAACTGTTGATAATGCAGCATTTATGGTCTTACATGATTGTTTAAATTCTGGCGCAGCAACTGCTGCTAATACTATTGGAATATTATATGTTGGAACTACAGCAACGGGTAGTAATTTTGTTGAAGCAGATATGCATGGCGTCACGTTCAAAAATGGCATATTTGCTGATGTTACTCATATTGCTGGAACCGCTACTAAATTCTTAGTGACATTTAATTAATATTGTAAATGAGGGACTGATATGACAGGAATTGGTGGCTGTAGAAGTAGTGGCGCAATTAGTGCTGATACCCTTATCTTTACTGGTGGTGGAAAGTTAATTAGTATTCATGGTTATGCAACTGGAACAGACACTGGATATGTGACACTTCATGATTGTTTAACTCAAGGGGCATGTAATAATGCTAATATGTTGGGTATGTTATATGTTGGGCTGGTTTCGGCTGGTGACTCATATAATGAAGCAGACATGCATGGAGTTCGATTTACTAATGGTCTTTATGCAGACGTAACAGATGTTAGTGGAACGGGAACCACATTCACAATAGAATTTAATTGAGGTATATGAAAATGGCAGCGATAGATAAAGACACAAGACTGATAATGACGATAATGTATGTAGGAGCAGTTTCTGGACTGAACGTTTACTTCTACTCGGTGTATGGAGCATCATTACCATTTCCACCAATATCTCACGCAGTATTATTTGCATTAGTGACTGTAGGAGTAATTATGCTACAGAAAGCACTGTTCGATTTAGCAGTAAACGAAAGATTAGAAACATGGTTATTGAATAGGAAAATAGACATGTATTGGCAGAAAAGAAATAGAGATGATTCTCAGAGACAAAAGATTCGAGATACTATGAATTCTCGTAATCAAAATTATTACAGGGGTGGTCCAGAGACTACTTATGAAGAGGTTTCAGAACAATTTCTCAAAGCAATGGAATGATGGATGATGGGTGGTAATCATGCTGGACAGACTATTAGGCGTTGATGAGCAATCACTTGCTTATGATTTATCCAGAGCACATTCAGCCGATGTGTTTTTCATCAAAATAAGGGCTTTATTATGGGGAGTTATTGCTACTACCATTTTCTTCATGATGGGGAATATTATGGGTGCTAATGGGATTGATTTCTTAGGTATGTTTGTTAATAGAGTTAAGGGGCTATTCGGATGGGGTTAAATGGCTACCTTATTAACGGGCTTTTCTATTCTATTAGCAGAGGCGGCTGCTAAATTATACCAAAGGTTACATGCATTGAATTTTGGAGTATATGGTGCTTCTAAAGTGGGAAAAACAACATTACATCATCAATTAAGAACAAGGGGAGAAGTACCTAATATCGCTGAGAGAACAGTCGGATTAAAAAGAACCACTAGAAAGGTGGTCAAAATAGATAAAGATTCTCGAACAATAAAAACCGCAGACGTAGGAGGACAAACATATTATTGGGATGCTTGGAAAACAGACATGATGAATAGAAGTGTGAGGTATATTATTTTCATGATTGATGATAGGCATTTAAATGAAGCATACAACTTAGATAATCAATTNGGATGGCAGTTCATGGTAGATACGGTATGTGATGAATATTGGAGATTAAATAAGAATAAATCTAAAAAGAAGAAGGAGAAGGACTTCCCAGTAGCAGTTGGTATATGGGCTAATAAGTACGATTTATGGAAGGCTAAATATGAACACAACGGCTCTATTGAGAAACACCCCATATTTGAACCGTTCAAACTTGGAATGCAGCGCCTACAGGACAGGGGAATTCCATGCTTCAAATACATCGTGTCTGCCAAATCTGACCCGGAAATGGTCTACAGAGGAATAATGACAATGGTAAAGGAGTATTAATTATGACGCAACAAATGGTATTTACGCCTAATATTATCGGGATGAACGATAGTTCCATGAATAAAATGATTAATTCTGCTAGAGTAAGTCATAATGCTAGGCATTCTGGACCTATTATTACTTATGAATTCAAATCTGTTGATATTAAGAAACAAACTAAAGAAATCAAAAAAGTATTACTTCCTGAGAAAAAGAAATTCTTATTCAAGAAATATGGGATTAGATTTAATATCCGAGACAGGTGTATTGTTTGTGGTGCTCATCATATTTGGGAAGCAGGGGATAATCTAA